GAGGAGCGCGCCAGCTTTGACCCGCTATCCGAAGAAGAACCCGCCGACTATGCCGAGGCGCGCGCGCAGGCCGATACCCGTTTTCGCGTGGTGCTGGCCGAAGGTGTGACCAGCTGGCAGGTGCTGAGAGCGCTGCGCGGGATCGGCACGCTGGACGCCGATGTCACCGAAACCCCGCCCGAAGGCGCGCTGGCGCCTACCAGCTATGAATTCACCCCCGGCACGCCGGTATCTGCTATTTTGGCGCAGATGACCGCGCGGCAGGATGACATCATCGCCACGGCCTGGGCCAACCGGCAGGACGGCCTGCCGCTGGACAGCCCCGCCGAAATGCTGGTCCTTGCCAGCATCATCGAAAAGGAAACCAGCGAGATCGACGAACGCCGGCAGGTCGCCAGCGTCTTTGTCAACCGGCTGCGGCAGGGGATGCGGTTGCAGACCGACCCCACCGTGATCTATGGCGTCACCCGCGGGCAGGGCGTGCTGGGCCGCGGCATCCGGCAAAGCGAATTGCGCGACGACAATCCGTGGAACACCTATGTGATCGACGGCCTGCCACCGACACCGATTGCCAATCCGGGTCAGGCCAGTATCGCCGCGGCGGTCAATCCCGATGAAACAGAATATATCTTTTTCGTCGCAAACGGCACCGGCGGGCATACGTTTACCACCAATCTGGCTGACCATAATCGCGCGGTGGCCGTCTGGCGCCGGATCGAGGCCGAACGCGAATCAAACCAGTAATCTGTTGAAAAGATGAACAAACTGACAAAGGGTCGCCCGCTGGTCGGGCGGCCCTTTGTTGCGTTTTGGGCCGGTTTGCGATAGGGTCGGCCCGCTAGATGGCGTGACGGGATCGTCGCCCACTCGACCTGCGGAAGGCTCCTAACAGGTCACAACACCATGACTGCACGACACGACCACGATTCCACCGCGCGGACCAAGGCACAGGCACAGGCTCAGGCACGGGCGCGGGTGGCGGAAATCACGACCCTGTTCGCGCGGATCCGCGCCTTGCTGGACCACAGCCTGCGGATCACCGACGATCTGACCGAAGACACCCCCCGCACGATTATCACCCGTATGGATCAACTGATCGCGGCGCATCTCAAGGTGCTGACCGCAGAGGAGGCTTTCAATGCTGCCCAAACCGCCAATCCCGCTGACTGCGCCGACCTTGACAGCATCCGCGACGAGCTTGGGCGCAGATTTGATCGCCTCCGCGCCAGTCTCGGTGCAAAAGGCGCTCCTGAGCAGCCTGAGTGACACCGAATTGCAGGCTTTGCCCTATCTGTTTGCCTTCTGGGCGATGCCGCATCAACTGCCGCCACCGGGCGAGTGGCGGACCTGGGTGATCCTGGGCGGGCGGGGGGCCGGCAAGACCCGCGCCGGCGCCGAATGGGTGCGCCGCATGGTGGCCAGTGGCGTGCGCCGGATCGCGGTGGTCGGCGAAACCTATCACCAGGCGCGCGAGGTCATGGTGTTCGGCGACAGCGGGATCATGGCGGTCTGCCCGCCTGACGCACGCCCCAAATGGATCGCCACCCGCCAGATGCTGGTCTGGCCCAATGGCGCGCAGGCCACGCTGTTTTCCGCGCAAGACCCAGAGGCCCTGCGCGGCCCGCAGTTCGACGCGGCCTGGGTGGACGAGCTGGCCAAATGGCGCAAGGCGGCGGCGACATGGGACATGCTGCAATTCGGGCTGCGGTTGGGGGATGCGCCGCGGGTCTGCGTGACGACAACGCCGCGCCGGCAGGCCTTGCTGCGCAAATTGCTGGACCGGCCCAGCACGGTCGTCACCCATGCGCCCACCAGCGCCAATCGCGCCAATCTGGCCGACAGCTTTCTGGCGGAAATGGCGGCGGAATATGCCGGTACGGCATTGGGGCGGCAGGAACTCGAAGGCGTGATGCTGGATGATGTGGATGGCGCCTTATGGCAGATGGGCGCGCTGGCCGCCTGTCAGCTGGACACAGCACCGCCCCTGACGCGGATCGTCGTGGCCATCGACCCGCCTACCACGGCGCATGCCGGATCGGATGCCTGCGGGATCATCGTTGCTGGCGTGGTGATGGCAGGGCCGGTGCAGGACTGGCGCGCCTATGTGCTGGAAGACGCGAGCCTGCAAGGCGCCAGCCCCGACGCTTGGGCGCGCGCCGCCATCGGGGCCATGGCGCGCCACAATGCCGACCGGCTGGTGGCCGAGGTCAACCAGGGCGGTGACATGGTCGCCGCCGTGATCCGCCAGATCGACCCGCTGGTGCCGTTGCGCACGGTCCATGCCAGCCGCGGCAAGGTGGCCCGCGCCGAACCTGTCGCCGCCCTTTATGAACAGGGCCGCGTGCGGCATCTGCGCGGGCTTGGCGATCTGGAAGACCAGATGTGCCAGATGACCGGCGCGGGCTATCAGGGCCGCGGATCGCCCGACCGTGTCGATGCTTTGGTCTGGGCGATCCACGACCTGATGATCGGCCCGGCCCAAAGCTGGCGCAACCCCCAGATCAGGGGGTTGTGACCGTCGCAGCCCTGCAGGCTGCTCGGGCGCGCCGCGCGGGAGTATTTTTGGAAATAAGAAGCCGGGGCCTGAACAGCGGGCCCCGGCTTTTTCTTTCGACTTCTCTTTTCCTTAAATACTCCCGCGCGGAGCGCGCCTGCCGGTGCGGCCGGGGCAGGTGTTGCGTGCGGGTGCGCACGGTGCCGTAACCGCATCCTCAGCCCCGTGCGGTAAAGTTCTTTCAACGCCGCAATGATCGTTTCGAGGAGAAGCCATGTTTGATTTCCTGACCCGCAAACCGCCCGCTGCACCGCAGGTCAAGACCTCGGCCACGGGCCGTGTTGTCGCGCTGCAGGGGGCGGGGCGGGTGGCCTGGTCGCCGCGCGATGTCGTGTCGCTGACCCGGACCGGGTTTCTGGGCAATCCGGTTGGCTTTCGCGCCGTGCGTCTGATTGCCGAGGCTGCCGCCGCGATCCCGCTGGTGGTGCAGGATGACGACCACCGCTATGACCACCATCCGGTGCAGGCGCTGCTGGCGCGCCCCAATGGCGCACAGGGCCGCGCCGAATTGTTGGAGGCCTTGTTCGGCCAGCTGCTTTTGACCGGCAACGGCTATCTGGAGGCGGTGGCAGTCGATCGCCTGCCGGCCGAGATCCATGTGCTGCGCTCTGACCGGATGGCGGTGGTCCCGGGGCCGGATGGCTGGCCCATGGCCTATGAATACAATGTCGATGGCCGCAAGCACCGCTTTGCCGTCACCGAGGATCACAGCCCGATCTGCCATGTCAAATCCTTTCATCCGCAAGATGACCATTACGGGTTTTCGCCTTTGCAGGCCTGTGCTGCGGCCATCGATGTGCATAATGCCGCCTCGCGCTGGTCCAAGGCCTTGCTTGACAATGCGGCCCGGCCCTCGGGTGCGATTGTCTATCGTGGCGCGGATGGTCAATCCGCGCTGACCGGTGATCAATACGACCGGCTGGTCAGCGAGATGGAAAGCCAGCATCAGGGCGCGCGCAATGCGGGGCGCCCGATGCTGCTCGAAGGCGGGCTGGACTGGAAACCGATGGGGTTTTCGCCCTCGGACATGGAATTCCAGAAAACCAAGGAAGCCGCCGCGCGCGAGATTGCCATCGCCTTTGGTGTGCCGCCGATGCTGCTGGGCATTCCCGGTGACGCGACCTATGCCAATTACCAAGAGGCCAACCGTGCCTTTTACCGCCTGACGGTGCTGCCTTTGGCGACCCGCGTCGCCTCGGTCATCGCGGACTGGCTGTCGGATTTTTCCGGCCAGCGCATCGAGATCCGCCCTGACAGCGACCAGATCGCCGCGCTGTCGCATGAGCGCGACAGCCTGTGGGCGCGGCTGCGTTCCTCAGTGATGCGGAAAAGCGCCGCCTGTTGGGCCTGCCCGCACAGGAGGTCGGCCAGCATGGATGACAAGGTGATTACCCTGCGCGGCCAGCGCCGCGCGCCGCCGCCGCCTGCATCGGATTTCTGGTTCGCGCAGGTCGATCTGCGCCTGGGCCGGATCGAAAGCATCATCGCACGGCTGGCATTGCAGGTCTGGATCGTGGTCTGCGGCTGCGCCGGTCTGCTGGTCATCGAGATCGTCAAGGCAATCACTGGAGCCATATCATGAGTTTGGAACATAAATTCTGCACCGGCCCGCAGGCCGTGACCGTTACCGACGGGCAGGTGATCAGCGGCTATGCATCCTTGTTCGGCGCAACCGATCAGGGGGGCGATATCGTCGAGGCCGGTGCCTATCGCATCAGCCTGTCCAAGGGACGCCGGATCAAGATGCTATGGCAGCATGATCCGGCCCAGCCCATCGGCGTCTGGGACGAGGTGGTCGAGGATGCCAAGGGTCTTTGGGTCCGGGGCCGTCTGTTGACCGATATCGCCCGCGCCCGCGAGGCCGCAAGCCTGATCGCGGCGGGCGCCATCGACGGGCTGTCGATCGGCTATCGCACCCTGCGCGCGCATAAAGACGCCAGCGGCGCGCGCCGCCTGTCCGAACTGGACCTGTGGGAAGTGTCCTTGGTCACCTTTCCGATGCTGCCCGAGGCCCGTGTCACCGCCAAGGCCGAGGCCCGCGACACCGATGATCTGGACCGGCTTGCGCGTGCCTTTGCGCAGGCGCGCCGCCTGCTGCCCCCGCTTTAACCCCGACCGCCAAAGGAAAATCCCATGACCACACCCGTGCCCAAGGCCCGGATCGCCCAAGATCTGTCCGCGCCTGACCTGACCGAAGCCATCGCCGGATTTCTGGCGGATTTCACCACTTTTACCAACGGCCTGCAGGCCAAACTTCAAAAACAGGATGACCGCATGAACAAGCTGGATCGCAAGACGATGATGACCGCCCGCAGCGCGCTGGCGACGACTGCCGCGCCGGATGCACCGCATCAGAAAGCCTTTGCCGCCTATCTGCGCTCGGGCGATGATGATGCCCTGCGCGGGCTGGACCTGGACGGCAAGGCGCTGTCCTCGGTGATGGCCGCTGATGGGGGCTATCTGGTGGACCCCCAGACCGCCGCGACGATCAAAAGCACCCTGTCCTCGACCGCGTCCTTGCGGGCTGTGGCCAGCGTTGTGACGGTCGATGCCACATCTTATGACGTGCTGGTCGATCACACCGAAATGGGCGCTGGCTGGGCCACGGAAACCGGCAGCATGGCCGAGACCACCACGCCGCAGATCGACCGGATCAGCATTGCGCTGCACGAGTTGTCGGCGCTGCCCAAGGCGTCGCAGCGGCTGCTGGATGACAGTGCCTTTGATATCGAAGGCTGGCTGGCAGGCCGGATCGCCGACAAATTCGCGCGGTCCGAGGCGGCGGCGTTTATCAACGGTGACGGGATCGACAAGCCAAAGGGAATGCTGACCTATCCACAGGTCGAAAACGAGATCTGGGAATGGGGCAATATCGGTTTCGTGGCCACGGGTGTGTCCGGTGGCATCCAGTCGGGTGATCCGATTGTGGACCTCGTCTATGCCTTGGGGGCGGTGTACCGCGCCAATGCGACATTTGTGATGAATTCCAAGACCGCGGGCACGATCCGCAAGCTGAAAGACAACGATGGCCGGTTCCTATGGTCCGACGGTCTGGCCGCGGGGGAACCTGCACGGCTGATGGGCTATCCGGTGCTGGTGGCCGAAGATATGCCCGATATCGCGGCAGGCTCTGCCGCCATTGCCTTTGGTGATTTCGGGGCCGGCTATACCGTGGCCGAACGCCCCGATCTGCGTGTGCTGCGCGATCCGTTCTCGGCCAAGCCGCATGTGCTGTTTTATGCCACCAAGCGTGTGGGCGGTGCGGTCAGCGATTTCGCCGCGATCAAGCTGCTGAAATTCGCGGTCAGCTAAGCCTGACCCGATAGGGCGCGCGCAGCACTGCGCGTTGCCCGGCCCCCGGATACAGGCCCAAGCGGCCATGTCTAGCAGCCCCCCCTTCCGTCCGAGCATGGCCGGGTGGGTCTGTGTCCGGGATAGCTGTGCCATATGAACTCGGAGCAAATCCATGATGTTAGTCGAAGAAAATCCGGTACCCGACGCGGTTTTGCCGGTGGCGCAGCTGAAAGAATATCTGCGCCTTGCCACGGGTTTTGTCGATGATGCCGATCAGGACGGGCTGTTGTTGCGGCATCTGCGCGCCGCCATGGCCGCGATCGAGGCACGCACTGGCAAGATCCTGATTGACCGCGATTTCACCTGGACACTGCGTGCCTGGCGCGATCCGGTGCGTCAGCTGCTGCCTGTCGCGCCGGTCAATGCCATCGTGCATGTCACGCAGCTGGCCCATGACGGGGCCGCAACCCTCACCGACCCCGCCACATGGTATCTGGTGGCTGATGCGACGCGCCCCGCGCTGGTGGCCAAGGGTGGGGTGTTGCCGCCGGTGCCGCCGCATGGGTCGGTGCGGATCGGGCTGATGGCGGGGTTCGGGCCGGACTGGTCGGACCTGCCTGCCGATCTGGCACAGGCCAGCCTGATGCTGGCCGCCCATCATTACGACAGCCGCCATGATATGGCCATCGCCGCCCTGCCACCCAGCGTCACCGCCATGGTGGACAGGTTCCGCGATCTGCGTCTGGGGGGACGGGCATGAGCATTCCGCAAATGACCCGCGCGCTGGTGCTGGAACACCGCGTGCAGACCCCCGATGGCGCGGGCGGTTTCACCAGCGACTGGCAGAGCTTGGGCCGCGTCTGGGCCGCGATCAAACCCGGCACCGGGCGCGAGGCTGCGGCGCTGTCGGCCAGCCTGTCGCGCGTGCCTTACCAGATCATCCTGCGTGCGGCACCCCATGGCGCGCCATCGCGCCCGCAACCGGGCCAAAGGTTCCGGCTGGGCGCGCGGTTGTTCGCCATCGCGGCGGTGACCGAGGCTGATGACAAGGGTCTGTATCTGACCTGCACCGCAACCGAGGAGGTGGCCACATGACCTATGCCATCGCGGCCGCGCTGCAGACGGCGGTTTATACACGGCTGAGTGCTGATCCGGCACTTGCCACGCTGGTGGGGGCTGCGATCTATGACGCGGTGCCTGCCGGTCCCTTGCCGCCGCTTTATGTGGTGCTGGGCAACGAGGATGTGCGCGATGCCTCCGACAAGACCGGCAATGGCGCCACGCATGCGCTGAGCATTGATGTGCTGAGCGAGGCGGCAGGGTTCGCCGGTGCCAAGGCCGCGGCCGGCGCTGTCTGCGATGCGCTGCTGGATGCGCCATTGACGCTGTCGCGCGGCACGCTGGTCAGCCTCAATTTCACCAAGGCCAAGGCCGCGCGCACCAGCACCGGCAACATGCGCCAGATTACCCTGACCTTTCGCGCCCGTGTGGCCGACGACATTTAACCCCGATCATAAAGGAGAGCCCCGATGGTGGCCCAGAACGGAAAAGACCTGCTGATCAAGATCGACATGACCGGCGATGGCCAGTTTGAAACCTTGGCCGGCCTGCGCGCGACGCGGATCAGCCTGAATGCGGAAACGGTGGATGTGACCAGCCTTGACAGCACCGGGGGCTGGCGCGAATTGCTGGGCGGTGCGGGGGTGAAAACCGCCGCGATTTCCGGCGCAGGCGTGTTCAAGGATGACGCCACGGACGAACGCGCGCGCCAGATTTTCTTTGGCGGGCTGATGCCGGATTTTCAGGTCATCATCCCCGGTTTCGGCACGCTGCAAGGCGCGTTCCAGATCACCGGCATTGATTACGCAGGCAGCCATAATGGCGAGGCGAGCTATGAAATCGCGCTGGCCTCGGGCGGGGCCTTGCAATTCGTGGCGCTGATCTGATGGCCAATCCTTTCGCGGGTGAAGTGGCCGTCACCATCGGTGACAGCGTGATCGAGGCCAAGCTGACGCTGGGTGCTTTGGCAGAACTGGAAACGACCCTGCAAACCGGATCGCTGGTCGATCTGGTGGCGCGGTT